AAAGACCCGAACGAATTCATTGGCGCCTTCTCTAATCACATCATCGTAATCTCTAGTAAATACTTCTTCTTTGGTATACTTATTCACAAGTTTGACCAAATTGTTTTTCGCTTTGTACATGATCATTCACCATATTAGTAATCAGATTTCTTTTTACCTATATTATATTTAGCAATTAGTTCCCATTCATCTTTTTCTTTGAAAGCAATAATCTTGATCTGGTGAATTGGTGCCATATTATGTTCTACTATATCATAGTTCATAATCTTTAGCAATCCCCATTCTTCTAATAAATTGGCAATAGCGTTTCGTCTTTGAATATCATTTTCGGTAATTGTAGACAACTTACCATCTAAAGCAAACAGTTCTTTAAAGTGTACAATATAATACTTGCCCTGCTTATGCAGAATGTGGCAAGATTGATAGAGTACCTTTTCTTTGCGTGATGACACGCCGATACGAGTTAGTGTTTCACGTACTTTTAGAAAGTCATCCTGTTCTACGAGGGTGACTTCAACAAATTTAGATATATCAACCATGTCATTTTCCTAACCCACCTGTAAAGGTTTCTTTTTTTAGTTGTTGGATTTGCTCTTTGGTTAGTAGGCGTAAAGCATCACGTGCTTTACTGTCGGAAAGTCCGTAGACCAACTTGACACATGCTATATCATCATTTTTTTCAGACTTTGCCCACTTCGCAAATGGTCGTTTTACAGACCTAATTGTATTTAGTAAAAAGTCATTCTGCATCTTTTTATCTAAATGATGACGTTGATTCATCTCATTTGCAAACAGAACACAATCTTTGTGCTGAGACAATGCTCTGTTGATTAGAAAAGGCTCATATCCTTTCTCTGTTACTTCATCTACGATAAGTTGTTTCTTACCTTGAAGAATCTGGTTGGCATAGTCAAATGGACTACTCATTTGAATTCACCATTAGCCATAATCTCAGTGAGACATGCGACGATATTAATCTCATGGTCAGCAACAAAGGCTTGTTTGTATTGATAGTCTGCAAGAACTATTACCACACCAGGAATACTAGATGGTTTTAATATGTCATACAAACTATCATACAACTTGCGGAAAAGTGTCGTGCTATCAATTTCTGTTGTCGCTGCCCATTTACGGACGGATGTAAAGTCTTTATCCTTCATATGCTTAACGATCTGTGAAATAGATACGTCACCAATCTGAGAGAGGATTCCTACATCAATCTTGCCGAGTTGAGAGTAGCGTTGTAGTTCATTAATAACACGACGAAAATCTGGAAAGTGTTTCTTTACAAGTTCAGCAATCACTTTCTCTTCATATTCAACTTTCTCAATATCAAGAATTGATTCAATACGCTTAAAGAAAGCAGATGCCATCTTTGCTTTTTCACCATTCTTCATACCAAATTCAATCACTGCACACCGTGAATGCAGTGGTTCGATAATACGATTCTTGAAGTTACAAGTAAAGATGAATGAACAGTTACCTGCAAACTCTTCAATCGCATTACGAAGTGCTGGTTGTGTTGAGTTTGGATTTAGATAATCTGCTTCATCGATGATAATAACTTTGCGCCCACCAGCAAACGACATTGATGATGCATAGTTTTTTATCTTAGTACGAAATACATCGATACCCGATTCGTCAGAACCATTGATTACTAGATAGTCGCAGCCGATCTCGTTGCACATCGCTTTGGCTATCGTTGTCTTGCCTACGCCCGCTCCACCAGTCAGTAGAAGATTCGGTATCTGCTTTTGATTGACGTACTCCTGAAATGGTACCTTCAATCGTTCTGGCAGTATACAATCCTCTACTGTTTGGGGGCGATACTTTTCTGTCCACAGAAGATGTTCCATGAAAACCTTTCACATAAATCATAATATAAAATAACAGTTTAGTCTTTTTCGTTCAGTCTTGCAACTACTTCAAGGTAAGGTTCTTTCACATGCCAATCAGTGCCATTCACACCAAAGATAACTGTACGAATTTGTAATTTAGCATTAGCATCTGGTTGAATCAATTCAAATACTGATGCTACAATATCGGGGTTGATAGCAATCGACTCACCATCATATGTCGGAGATGCATTCGTAAAAAATTTAAGTGCCATTATTTTGCCTTTGTAAAGGAAGAGCCTGTTTCAGTTGCAATCCAATACTGAATAGCTGAAGTTTTATGTTTGAAGTGTGAAATACCTTTGGAAGAAATTTTCACATCATATCCACCAGCCAGCATTTTAAAGTTTTCAGTTTTAAATATCATGCGATACTTATCACCATTGCCTTTAAAAACATCAAGTGAATCTGTATGTGATGCATCATTCATCACATCAAATGTTGTTGCAAAGATTTTTTCACCATCAGATTCAATTGCAATGTGTGGAGAAGAGAGAACATTTGCAGCACGAAGAATCCAATCGAAGTCTTCTGCGGAAAGTTCAAAGGAGATTTCTGGGTCAGGCATAGCGATTGGTTTCTCTGGTGGAGTGACAATCATGTGTGATGCACAGAAACGATATTTGATTTTGCTGCGACCTTGCAGCCCAGAGATAAGAACATTGTTATCTTCAAAATCGATTACTGGTTCTTCTTTGTGAAGGGAAAGAACAGATAGGAAATTGTTCAGGTCATAGACACCAAACTCGGTAGGTATCTCTTCACCAACAGTTGCTTCTGCCATAATATTCTTACCAGATGATACGGTACGAATAGTCTTACCTTTTTTAAACAGAATGCCTTGATTGATAGAAGCAAAGTTCTTCAATACATTCAATGTGTCGTTAGACAGTTTCATCAGTTACTCCATAATTAAGTTTGTTTTTCACTTGCAGAATATAGTATATCATGTTCATACAAAAACATCAAGCAGCAAATCGCATGTGCTAGGTGGTGTTTACCAGAATCTAAATCAATTGCCTCACCTTCTTGATATGCCCAGATATGTCTTTGTGCGGCATCAAAGTATCGATTGATTGAATCTGGAACATGTTTCCAATTGTTTGGTTCGTATTTCTCAGCACCGAATGTCAGAACATCTGCGGTCGCTTTTAATGCTAATGGTGGTAAAAGACCATAACGAATTTTACCACCATCAAATTTACGACCACCTTCTGTTGCTGTTTGGGATGCCTTGATAGCATCCTTGTCCATTACAGTCTACCAGTATATTGTGCAACCGCTGGCATGTTACCAGTGAATGCATAGGTACCGATATGTTGTGTTTTCATCCAAGGACACAGATAGATTTGGCCACCCATCTTGCGCCACATTTGACAGAACATATAATCTTCTGACAGGTAACGCTCAGAGCCACCACCAACGATAGAGTTAGCATGGTCAATCACTGTATCAAAGTATGCATGAATGTAACGTGAACCATCAAAGTGTGCTTGACCAATGTGATCTGGTTTGTATTTGATAGATGGATATTCTTTTTCCATTTTCTCAAATACTTGACGCTTAATCATCATATGACCAGTACCAATTTCCATAACCTCTAGTGGATCAGAAACTTGGAATTGTTGTGTACCTTTAACCACATTGAACACATACTCACCAACTAGATTTTCAAGTTCTTTGGGATTCAGATCAGGATTTTTACGTGCGGTTTCTGCTACATTGTTCCAATTGATAGATTTCTTGGGGTAAGGACCGCCAATAACATCTTTATCAAGTGCCATCAGTGCTACGATATCGTTCGGGTCAAAATGAATATCCGAATCGATGAACATCATGTGTGTGAAGTCTGTGCGGAGAAACTCATCTACCAAATAATTTCTGGCACGTGTGATGAGAGATTCGTTGAAAAGGAAAGAGAACTTAACTTCAATACCATAACGTATCATTACAGTCTGTAAGTCGAGACACGATTTCATGTAAAGACCGTGGTTCATGCCACCATACATCGGGGTTGCAATGAACAATTTGTTCTTTCTCAATTCTTCAATGTTTACTTGTATTTGCATAATTTATCCATAAAAAAAGAGTAGAGACACATAATATATATGTCTCCACCCCGCAAAGTTTCAAACTATTTTAGGCAAACGCTTGTGCGCCCATAACTGCATAAGCGGTTGCGATCATAGCACGTGTTGGCTTACCCAACTTGTAAGAAGTACCTTTTTCTTTTGTGGTATTCTTGTAGATGCTATAACCTTCTGCACGAAGTTCAGCAATACGTGCTGGCAAATTTGCTACGCCATAACGGGCACGTGCTTGTGCTTCAGTCAAAGATTTACCGGTTTGGAAAAACTCAACCAGTTTTTCGTTTTGAGATTTAGCTACTGACATAATGAAACTCCATAGTTTGTATCGCACAAATATTGAGAGGCGATACTTCTCTCTTAAAATAATAGTATGACACAGACCGAAGTCTGTGTCAACTTTTCGAACGGTAGAAGTGAACTTATGCCGCTTGTTTCGATGCTGCGATATATTCATAGTAAGGAGTATTACCCATATCAGCATTTGCTTTGTATGACAAAATTACTAGATTGTCATAGGTAGTCTCACCGCCTTTTGAATGTGGTATAACATGACCGCCAATCGCTTTATCAAAGGTAAGTTCTTCACCAGTCACCGCACACTTCTTATCTTGGTCAAGCCAACGACGATATTTCTCATCAAGACTAAAACAACGGCGGGCATCTTTTTTGATGATACCAACATCATCAATCATTGCTAGTATCATCGCCAACTTACGACCAACCTCATCAGGTGAATACAAACCAAGCAACTCACTAAATTCGGTTTTCTTACGATTGAAAATACCCATTACTTTAGTATCAGCAAGTATTGACAATTGTGTCCACAGATTAGGAGCAAAAGTATCGTAATCAATTTTCATTGCTTTACCAAATTTATCTTCAAGACCATATGTCAATTGATACAGAGCCAATACTTTAGCCACAGTCTTTGTATGTAATGCTGGTGCACCAGATGCAGCAACAATTTTACGTACAATCTCAAAACGGCGTTCGACTTCTTTAGTAATTGATTTGAACGCTTCTGGTTTGTAACGATAAGCTACCGATTGATACAAGTCATCTAATGTAGAAGCATCAGCATAACCAAAATAGATACCTTCTTTTTTAGTCTGATACCACACTTCGTATTGTACCGCACGTGCTACCATTTCATCAATCTGCATACGGTCATTTTTAATATCGTGAATCACTCCTAACACTGGAAGCAAAGCAAATTTCTCACCCTTGCGTGACACTTCACGAACCCATTCAGATTGAGCACCAAGAATACCATTACGTTTCTCTTGTGCAGTCAATGTATTATTATCATTTAACGCCCAAAAAACTTCAGATGCTTCATCATCGGTCATCGAATCGTCATATAAAATCGCACCTAATTGAAAGTTATAGAAACGGTCCATGATGATATCGGAATCAGAAAGTTTCTGTATTTCTTTCATTGTAGAAGGTGGAAGTTTTACAACACCACCATCAACATAAATTGGCAGGGGTTCATTGTGATACGTTGGTGTTTTGAATTCACTAGCGTAGAATTTTTTCAACGTAGTTAAACGTTGTAGTCCATCTAGAATTTC